ATCTAAAAACATTTCATTGCCTACCATATTTAAGTAGTAAGCATTATAATGAGTATTATACGCAAGAACATCTAGTAATGTTGCGATTGTAGAACCCTCAAAATTATAATCTTGAAATGCGTCTTGAGTGCTTAGATAAGTTTTTAGATTAGAACGAATCTGTTCAAAATCTAACTCACTGACTTGTAGGTATGTATTTGCTGACATATTATCTTACTCTTTCTAGTATTACATCCAGCACTATTGGTGAAGGATCGTTTTTAATTGTAAACGCAACTGATACAGTTAAAGCATTTGCGTCTGGTCTATCTTCAACCAAAACCTCAAGAATATTTGCACGAGGTTCATAGTTGGCAATAACTTCTCGAACTGCTCTCTCCATTTGTTGTTTAATCATTGGAGTCCAGTTCTCAAATAGATAATAACGAATACTACAACCTATGTCAGACTTAAAAGGTCTTTCATAATAGTCAGTCAATATTAGTGACTTCACAGATTGCCTTACTGCATCTCTGTTCGTCTTACGAGTTGGATTTCCCGTAACAGGATGTGCGATAAATGCTAAATCTAAATCACTGAATATTGTATCTGCCATTAACTATTCTTCTGTTCTTGTATTTCTTGTCTTCTTACTTTACAAAGTTTTGAAATCTCAGAAAGTGCTTTACGAGCACGAGTTCCTGCTGATTTGTTACCTTTGTTAAATTTTTCAGTCTCAACTTGATATGTTTCAAACAAGTTTACTATAACATCATGATTTTCCATGTCATTTTCCTTATAATAAAAATAATAATTAAACTATTTATAACTAATTCGCGAAGACATTCCCTGAACCAGTAGTAATTGCTCCTGCGTCAGTAGAGTCTCCAACCCTTGCCATTGGTTTACCGTTGACAAATACGGTTTTAGAACCAACATTAATGTTGGCATTGTGTGGAACGCAGACTATACCAGATAAAATTGTATGCGGTGCAGTAGGATCTCCTTTGCGTTCTACTTTCTTGTTATTACAAAATACATTTGACGAACCACCGACCACTGTCGTAGTTGCATCACAACCGTGACCAGTTGTAGTTGTATCTCCAAATCTTGCTACTTTAGGCATTAGTATATTGGATCCAATGTTATTTTCTTAGGATCTTGATATTGTGCTGATATTCTTTGCTGACTTACAGCACCAGTTCTATAAGCAATATCTGCATCTTTCTTATATCCTACAGCATTTCTATTAAATGTTAAACCCAAACTTCTCATTTCAGCATCAATCTCTCTTACTGTATCTAATGTAAATAAACAACCTGCTCTATTTAAAATTGGATAAACATGTTCTTCAAAGGTTGTGCACTTGTTTAATGCAAGATAAGAATATACTCTTGCCATAAACTCATCTTCAATAGATTCTCTGCTATATACTTCAAGTGCAGTAAATTTATTAATTACATTTATCATTGCTCTAGTTGTATTTACCTTGTCAGCATACTTGTCTGGACCGTCTTTAAAAACATCATAAAGATTATCAACTTCTTCTTTACTTAATAATACTTTTCCAGAAAGAACACTGTCTTCACCCCATTTTGCTTTATGGAATTGATGACCACCAATTTCGTGTAATATAGTTTCTAATGGATTTTCTGAAGTTTCCATAAGTGCTAAGTTATCATCTTTTCTCTCACCCAAAACAGTTGTCCTATAAAACATAAATCCTAATATGTTAGAATCTGGTTTATATGTTGGGTCGGTATAAGTTACACCGTTCCCATCTTCATCAAAATGATATCTTCCTATAACTTTTCTGAACACATTTAATGGTGTAGATTTGCTTACCGTCTTTTCTAATGTGCCATATAATTCTTCTGCATTAGCATTTCTCATTATGTCTTCTCTACACAAATCTAACATGAGTAATATTAATTCTTTAGTGACTTCTGGTGTATAATAATAGAAATAAGTGGAATCCATTTTATCATACTTTTTAGATGAGTCTGCAAAAGTAACTGTGCCTTTGTTATATGTGTCATCAATTCTAGCAACTAAAACATCACTCTCACCTCCAATTTCATTTAATGTGTCTGGTGCATTTAATGTTAGGTTATATTGAGTATTATCCTTCACCCAAGTTTGTAAGAAAGGTTCTGGATCTGTTTGCCAATTAAGTTTATTTAAGAATTCGTTTACGATTTTCTTCATCCATGTTATTTGGTTCTCGTAAGCAGGAGTTCCAACTTCATATTGTGGACAAGGTTTTTTAGTAATTGTTTTAACATCTGCCTGAACAGCATCTCTTTGATCAGATTTAATTACACCAAAAGGTGTTTGAATATCTTCAACTTCTCTTGTGTCACCAGTAGCATAATCAGGATTTAAGTCAATACGAGGTGCGATTAATCTCATATTACCACCACTGATAATATCAGTCTTACCACCGACACTCATTTTAAAATCACCTAATACATCTATATTACAATCACCATCAACATAAACATTTAAATCACTTCTGCGGGAGATGTGAATATTTGTGTCACCCATAGTTACAACATAGTTGTTTGCTACAACTCTTGTTACTTTAGTTCCGTCTGGATGTATCTCGTAAAATGTTCCTGACTTATGTTTCTCTCTAATTCGTTCAGCACCAGATGTATCATCATATTCTTTTATATGACCAGACTCTGATTCGTAAACATGGTTGTATGGATAAACTGGTTTAGATCGAGAAGCAGGTTCTTTAATTACATCATCAGGACTATAACTCTCTGTAATCTCCCCTCTTGCTAATTTGTTTACATCTGACTCATTAGTATAACGAGGGAATTTTCCAGTAGGATCGTTAAATCCAAGGGCAGTATTGACACCCTCAGAGGACATACTTGGTATTGTGCCGAAAATGGCTGGATCTTGAGCATCCTCACCATCTAAGAAAAATCCTACCACCCAACTTCCTTCTACAATACCTGTTGGTGATTTACCAACACCTGATATTGATGCCGAATCGATTGGGTTGATCATAACTGCCCATGGCAGATCTTCGGTTGGGATTTTATCTTTGTCTTCCGTGTGGTATCCGTAGCATCTAACTCTAACACGACCCATCTTTAATGGATCGTTGCGGTCTTCAACTACACCGATAAACCAAGTAAAACCTTTTGAACCTAATGAGTTATTAAACATTATCTATTTTTTTGTTTTCTTCTTTGCTTTCTTCTTCTTAGGTTTAGGTGCTTCTTCAACTAGAACTTCTGGTTCTACTGGAGTTGAAACTTCAGGTTCTACAACCTCTTGAATAAATTGTCTTCTGTTACTTCCTGGTAATGGCATATTATTTCTCCTATATTAAATTAGTATCTTTACTACATTCCATAATTGTAGTAAAAAAATCATCGGTTATTTTTTGTCTAACCTTTGTAATTAAATATCTTCCTGATAATGATTTATCTATTTGATACTTGTTTGTTTCAATATCATTATTAATAAAGAATATTAAATAAATTAACTCTCCCACATTTTTACTCGAATCTCCAGGAATAGAAACCTGCATCACATTATTAAATATTTGATGAAAATATGATTGCTTTCTATTTCCTATACCAAAATCTTTTTTAGGCATAACTGTGTTATCATTATTAAAGAAACTATCATTGTCATGACCGAATGTAGTATATTTAACATTTAACACTGGATCACCAACAACCTCAACATTAAATCTACTACCATTTAATGTAGAAAACTTATCTTTCTCTTTTATGTATTCAAATTTTCTTTCGGTAGTTTTCTTTCTTAATATATCAACACCAATCGTTCTAGATTTAAATAAACCATTTTTTGTATTCTCTAAAATATTATTATCTTTAATCATATCATAAGAAATTATCTTCTTTTCATCCGATGCTTCAAGTTCTTCATTATTTGTTGCGTCTTCATAATTTGAAGGATAATAAAAGTAAGTATCCATTACTTCTGGTTCGGCAACTAACTTTGATATGTTTCTGAAATTATAACCATTACTGTCTTCATAAAAAGTATATAGAGGATAATAGTCAGGTGAGTCTGCTTCTCTAGATAAATAATCAATTGTTTTATCAACACTCATATTTGGTATTGTAAATGTATCAATTCCTGATGTTTCATCAACCACAACATTCTTTAATATATTTGAAGAAGCAAGATTATCTAACATAGTTTCTGGTAAAATATATTCAGCAATTATACTTGTAATCATATTAGATACTTTACCACCACCTCTCGCACCATATGTTTTACTTATCTTTTGAGGAATAGTTTGGAATGCTTCAAAACTAATTGCTGATAAAATGTATGTTTCACTATTTTCATTAAATTTTGATCTATCAGACATTTCGTAAAT